GTCATATCGAGGGAGTGATTCGAGGAAGTCATACAATCAAATAGAAAACGCTTGCCTTTTGCAAAAGCAGGCTTCCACCACTTGAAGGGTAGGCCAGGGCTAGTTAGGGGGTTGAGGCGGGTAAAATCGGCGTTGGGGATTCCGTTAATTCCTTCCTCGACGGTAAGGACTCTCTTATCCACACCTTTGGGGGCATAGAGTTGGAGAGTTGCCAAGATGAAATTCATGGCTCTCTTAACGAACAACGGATTGTGCGGGAGAGTGGCCACGCTATACTTCTTAGCGCCCTCATTCATCGGGGAAACTTTCGTTTCGCATCGGGGGTCGTTAGGGTGCAGGACGGCGGGTTCAGTTTGATGGGGGAAAACCATGTCGTGGAGCGGGGAGGGTCGGAGGTCTGTTTTGGCGGTCACTCGTTCAGAGTGCTTAGGTGTTAGGTAGGCAACGGTTCGGGTTTGGCCTTCAGGCGTGACAGTCGGGTAACGGGGGGGGTCGGGGGTTGTGACGGTTGAGAACATCAAGTCAGGTTCCAGTCCAGCGGAAAGAAACCCGTCAAGTGGGGCAGGTCCGCAGTGTTGCGAACTGGCTTCGGGATAGAGAGAGGAGATTTGAAGCTCCAACCACTCTCGCGTGAGAATGGCACCGTAGCCAGCATCATCGTGGGCAGAGCCCGCGGTGTGCATGCCCATGATACAACCAGAGGATCGAGAGTTCAGGCACATTACGACTGAACCGCACATTCCAGGATAGGACGTTATTCCATAACGCCAACGAGTTGGCATTAGGTAAGTCTCAGATTCATCGCCATAGGTGGTAAGAACTCCCTCGCGGGAGGCATAGGCTATGAACTGAGTCATCGTCTTTGTCGTGGGATTTACGGTCAGCATAACTGCTGGGGAGGTCGTGGAGGATTGCAGGTCATCTTCAGAAATGAAATGATGGGTAATTTTCTGAAAGGAACATGCACGTGCTCCAAGATTTACCAAGCAGAGGTCTGTACTTTCGACACTTTGGTTCGTCTTGGTTCGCTTGATGGTTTCGCCCATCACAAGGGCGTGGGTTGTTGAGCCGGTAGGTCTTTCGACCGTGAGTTCCGTAACTTCTCCATCCGACATGTCGTGAAACAGGTGAAAGGGGAAGAGGGCGAGCTTTCCAGTCAGTCCAAATCCATTGGTGAACACTGTTTTGCCAGTTTTCCGGGTACGCATACCCAGGAGGCTGTTGGAGGTCTTCATTTTGTTCTCAATGATGTCTTGAGTACGGTTATCAGAGCAGCCTTCCTGGAGCGCTTCTTCAGCAAACACCTTGTTCAATCGATGCGCAGCATCTTCTCGAAACTTCGACACCATTTCTGGTGTGACGACAGAGCAAGCCGTCAGTTCTTTAGCGAAAATTTCGATGATCTGCTGTGCTTCGGTTGTGCAAGCTGTTTGCAAATTATGCATGTTGGCGCGGAGTATTTTTCCTTGACGGAGAAACTTCGCGCGTCCATCATAACCGAAACTTTCCATAAGAGAGTTCACCACCGAGGGGGGGGCATCGTTGTTTTGGGCGGTTGAAAGGATAGCAGCAGTTGCCACAGCACCTAAC